GGAATGGAACGGATCAACTACTTCTCCCAATCCCGCTTTGGATTTAATGTATTGTACTTATTAGCCAAAGTCGTTAGCTTTGCACCCATTAATGCTATGTTTGATTTATGCAAAGATAGGGATCCAGCTTCTACGTGGACTTCATGCATTGAACCCGACAATATAGATTCAGATATGGAAATAGCCATACCCAGCATGCGTAATGTATCGTCCAAATTTCTGTTCGTAGTCTGGATGAATTTCACGACGCGTTCATGTGATTCGCGTGATAAGTCAGTGTTTGATATTGCAGCATCACCTAAGGAGATACCTCCTATATTGGTCCTAAAGACGAATGATGCTGTATCATTGAGAAATTGGTTAGCTACTTGTGCAGCTAAATCGTACCGTGCACCAATTGTCACTAAAGCCATCTCAATTAAATTTCTGTTGCCATAGATGCTTGGATGTGATAGTATCTGTATTAAAGATTCTTCTCTAATAGTAGTAGGAAAATACCTATCCCTACTTAATATAGCTAACAATCTTGATGGAGAGACTGAGAATAGTTCTTTTGACTTAATTATACCTAATTTGACATATATAGATTCCAATCTTGGATCTAATGATGAAACTGGAGTAATACGTGGATCCATTACATCATCTATTTCTGGTCCAGTTTTGAATCGATATGCTGTGACCCATTCGTATCCTCTGTCAAACGGTATTCTTATCCCTTTCTTCGCAATCTCCCATGCAGCATTAGCATAGCCTGATCTATTTCTAACATTCAATTCGCGTAATGTTGCATTTGATTGTATAGATAGTCTTATTGTCTCATATGGAAGCCTGTAATATGCTAGGGACTTAATCTTAAGCCCAATTTCGCTTAGCAATGGTTCCAATTGTTGAGAAATTAATACTCTATCATATGGCATCGTTGTTTTTAAGAAATTTCTTCCATTTAAAAATGGGTTATTAGGTGTTACTCTTGTTGAATCTGAGTTTAGCAGATCAGCCATCCGATCTTTTTCATTGTTTATCCTTGCTGATAATACTGCAATTGCTGTTTCAACTAATAACTTCTGTGACGCTGACATGTTAGTGTACCAGGCAACTAAAACTGCATCCATGTTTGCACCAATTGGACACCAAGGTACGTTCCCTGTACCTTTATGTAATTTTGGTGCATACATTGCCATCTGTGGATAATAATAAGCAGTTATCTTGCCGGGGTTTGATCCTGATTGTAGCGATCTTAATGCAAAGGCATTTAAATAAAAATTGTATAGCCTTGCAGTGTTTATAGATATGCCTCTGGACACTAAAGTCGAAGACTTACCTACGTAAGTCTGAGATCTTGAGGCGTAATCTTCAAATTCCGCTACTTTCTCTGAAGCAAATGGTTGCACTACTGGTTTTGGTAGTAGAATGCCATACAACCAAGTAACTTGTAGGAATTCAACTAACGTTTGTCGAAGTAAAAATTTTGTCTTCTTAATCGACAAACCATTCTTTGAAGTAACATCAGTTAAAGTGTCAACATATTCTGAATAACGTTCTTTCGTGAATTCTTGTCCAGGTTCAAGTTTCCATGTTAAAAGTGAATCATCTCCTTGCACACGCAGGCGAGTTAAGTGCATATATTCTGGTTTGAAACGTTCAAAAAATGCTTTAAAATTACAATGATTGTTTATTGAATTCATTGCTAGAGTGATCAACTCTCCTGATCGTAATTGATCTAACTCAAATACTCTGAATTTAAAGTTTTCTCTTTCTGCTATTTCGTTTGCTTCTTTCGCTGATGGTGTTCTATCTCCAAAATACTTTTCAATAAATCCTAAGGGCATCTTACCCGAAATAAATATGCCACCATAAGCTATACCTTTTCCGAATAGTTTTTTCATTATTGAAACTAATCCTCCATCAACTCCAGCAAAATCAGTGAAACCTAATTCTGACAAAGCATCAACTGTTCCTTTGTACTGATAAACTCGTGCGTTCTCAAATCTCTCAGTGACGTCAAATGCAGTATAATCTGCGCCCGCTAGAACTGCGTCGCCATGTGATGAACTATATGCATTTGATAAATCATCCAAAAATTTAGATCCAACTTCTCCACCAGCTACAAAGTCAACTGGTGAACCATACACATCAACGCCTTTAGGTTTTGAATTGACGTAACTATTTAGTACGTCACCGTATGGTCTTGAAAAATTATATTCAACAATGTTAACATTGTGAATTGCACGTGGTAGTTTACCTCCGGGAACTTCTCTAGTTCCAATCTGTCCTGGGTTCTGCCATGTGTATATTTTCTCAAGTTGTGAGAAATCAAATAATTTAAGTGGTTCAAAAGCTGCTACCATCTTCTTGTCCGTTGCGGTTATTTGTAATATTTGTTTCCCACGTTTGTTTCAACGCCGTGGAAACCTAAACCCGTGACATCTACGCTCAGCTTAACTTTTTCACCTCCTGAGGCTGTTGCTTTCATGCTTGATACCATTGTATTTCTCCATGTTTCTGTATCCATAATTGAAGTATTAACATACGCTCGTTTTATCAAACCACGATAAGCATCAATCATGTATGGACCCCATGGATGCTCTCCCGGTTTGGCTTCTGTTTCTCTATCGGTAGTGTATGTTAACGAAGAGTAATGTCCCAAATGATCCTGGCCACGTGTGAATCCTGACCAAAAACCAACTGACCTAATTATTTTAATTTGCTCCAATACTACTCTATTAGGTGCTTGACTATAGTGCGACTTGATAATACCTAAAGTTAGAGGCAATCCTGCATCCAACATTTGTTTCTCTAACTCAGATATTTCCTTTTCGAAATAGTCGAAAAATACTTTATCCACTAATGGTAGTCCACCTAACTGATAGCCATTAAATGCTGGAAACTGATCTTTTTCATCAATTGGTGTGTATACTGGTATTAAACCTGATCCAACTTTCGCAAGACATGCTATCGCTTGCATGAGTAAACCTGTCATTGATCTAAAATCTGCGGTTCTCCTGTTTGGATCATGTAAAATGAATTTCAACAATTCTGACCATACTTCATCTGGTATGGCTCGTTTTCCATGCAAATTGGACCAATCATCATGCGAATGATACCACATTGCTGCTTGAAGCATAGTTAATATGCGTAATGATGCCAAACTGTCAAGTGATATTGCATCTATGATTGAACGATTTCTAGCTAATACAAATGGCTCTTCTGTGCCATGTAAATCAATGTAATGTTTTAAAAACATCATTGGAACATTGTTCACATTATTCCACCCTGACATTGCTCTAATTACAGCAGATGCAATGTACAGTGTGACTGGTC